CATCCGCCTATCCCTCCTGTTACCGGAGGCCCTATATTACCAGCCCCAATATTGCAGGGAACGATTCCCTCAGCACAAGCAGCCACAGTGGCTGCAACAATGGGCTTGGCGACTAAAGCAGCGGGCATACCAAATGAGGTGGCCAATATTGTTGGCACAAAATACAAGTATTTGAACCCAAGTAGTGGGAAATATATTTGCAGCAGTTATAACAATACAAACTAATTGATAATACTATGGATAAAGAACAACCACCATATAAACCATATTTCACTAACCGAGGCAACTACGCTGTCAATATAGCAGTTGTTGGTACAAATAACTTTGATAAAAAGTTATCAGAAAAGATATCAATTAAAAACATATTTGACAACATTTCTAATCCCGCCCAAAAACCAATCACAAGAGGTGATTTATTAAAAATAGCGGGAGTATCGACACTTTGCAGTTACTATGGAAAGGATTTTTATGACTTGTGGGTTACGGGTTGTACAACAAAAGAAATTGTTGCTCCACTTGAAGCTGCTGGTTTGACATTTGACATGGAGAACAACCCTCCAATATTTCCATATAATTACAGTTCAGTATATTGGCATGTATTTAACTCACAAATAAACAGTCAAGAATACACAATTCTTTATAATCGAGCGACGAATCCCGAAGAAAAGGCATTCATAAGATTAGGTTTAAGAGGAGTAGAACCAGTACAAATAAAGTATCTTGGCATCGACACAACATTAACCAAGGCGTATAAGACGTCTTCAAGTAACAAGAAACAGTCTGTACACTTATACCAGATATTATATAAAGCACCATATTTCAATAGTTTGTCAGATATGGTATATGATAAACAAGCAATTGACTTATTAAACAGAGAGGTTGAAGGAACAAACAATTCCGAACTTGTTTTTGAAAATTATGAAGATTTCGAAGATAAGATCGATAGTTTAGTGGTTTTACTAAAACATTATCAGCAAATACAAAAAGAAACTTTTCTTCTCATAGAGGAGAATAAATCACCAGTTGATTTTGATTCTTTGGCAGAATTGCTGACAAGTTTTAAGCTTGATTTCAGGCAACAACTTAGAATAAATAACAAACATGAAGACGAGAGGTTTAGTTTTACTCCAGAAATAAATCTAGGCTATTCAATAATAAACCCAGTTATGAAAACTACCCGAGCAGAACAGCTTTTAAAGAAGATAAAAAACGAGGATGTCGTCTCTCCTGCTACTTTAGAACTAGCTATGTCTGCTGAAAAGGAGTATGCCAAGAATTTAATATTCAAAGGCTTCGAATTCGCAAAAGAACCAGCAGGTTTAAAAAACTTACCTCAAACTGTTCCCGCTGGTATGAAGGAATTTAACAAGGACGCTGCTGCCGCAATATATCACAATATTATTTCAGAAAAGGTAAAATATGGCGGCTCTGGAGTATCTGAATTTTTAAAAAACTTATTCAGTATTAATAATCAAGATTTGGTTGTGTTTTTTACAGGAGATTCAACTGGGAGCGGCAAGCTTTTTGGAGAGATCTTGGAAGCCATGCCTCTTAGAAACGTTGACCCGAAAGTTGTGCTCTTGTTGAGCAATCTTCAACAACTTGCAAAATTATCAAAAAAATCAATTAACCAAGAAGAGGGTTGTGTCAATTCTTATGTTGCTTTAAGTAAAAGTATACAAAATGCCTCAAAGCTACTATCGTCAACAGAGGCTATGTCCGCTGAAGATCTTAAGGCAGGGCAAGAGGTAGAATTAGACGACGGACTTAAGTCTAACCCACCAGATCTAATACAGTTTTCAAAAAGATATATCGAGTATCCAAAAAATGTAGACGGTGGCCGCATACTGCCATTTGGCGTAAATCAAGACACCTACACCCCAGTGACTTCGAAGTTACAGGAGGGCCTCTCAAACAATCAAAAAGCGGAACTTATTAACAAAGCTCGCAATCAGCAACCGAAGCCTAGGTTTAAAGAGACAATAAAAGAGGTTCTCACACCACAGGGTATTGAACTTAAAAGGCGCGCAACAAGCATTGAAGTGTCTGGGGTAAACTTTTTTAATGAAGCTGGGGATTTTGAGTTAGACTTTGACGCTAAAAATTTAATGGCAAGAAGAAACAGGTCATTCGCAGATCAAATTGGAGATGAGATATTTAAAGTAACTCCTCGAACGCCTGCAAAAATAAGAAATATTGACGACGCTTATAAATTCTTTTTATCAAAACTCGATTTGTCAACAATCGCACGCGAAGCACTTAAGTGTACTTTTCTGAAATATTCGATTGATGACGTTATAGAATATATGTGTGACGCACTTTTAGATAATTTCTTCGCCGCGTTTGGAACAAACACTGAAGAAGTTATTGATTTTATCGACAATGTAAAAACTAGACAATATAAGTTTGGTGATGTCGACTTAACATTTTCAGTGCAAGCCGCTTTAAAAGACATAGAAACACAATTCAGTAAATGGGCAGTAGAGCAAAACACCACATTACACCAAAATATAGCAGGCGAAGAAGTTGAGAATGCTCAAGACTTAAGTAAACCTCCGCCCATTGGATCGGAGTCGTTTTATTCAACTATTTCCGATGGTTTTGACGGGTCTACAAAGCGAGCCCTATGTGAACTTTTAATTTCTGGCGGTGTTGCGCTAACGAACGCATTGATTAAAATATACAGTGAAGCTTCAACACCTTCTCTTGAAGAGAGAACACGACCGAAAGCAGAACTTGAGTTAAAAAAATGCAAGGAAGATTTAAGTTTTAATATACCGGATAATCTTCCAAGTTTTAGTAGGATTCTCAGTGATATCACAGCCCAGATAGAGAGAATTTTAAGAGATTATGCTGAACAATTTATTATAACTCCATTAAGAGAAGCTTTGTTAAACATACTTTCTTGTGGAGAGGAAGAAGAGGGTATCAACGCTGATGAACTCGACTTATCAGGACTGTTTGGAGGTCTAGATACAGAACCTTCAGTAAATGCTCTTTTGAAAGCTTATATATCAGACGTATTTTCTTCTCTAAACACAGCCGCGATTTGTTCGCTGCTTGAGGGTATTCCAAACAGTAAAACAATTGGTGTGTGCTTGTTTGTCGCAAAAGCTGAGAAATATAAAGTAGAAGAATTACAAAAATTAATAAGAACTCAGAATCAGATTATTTCTTTATTTAAGAAACTCGGAACACCAGAGAATCTTAAAGCTTGCGAGAGAGTTCGACAGGTATTAGAGACGGCTGATTTGTGTAATGATTATAGCAAGGTCAACGAAGATTTAACAAGAATTCTTAAAAGCCTTGGCCTGACTAACGAAGAAATACAAGAGCAGTTAAAAACAGCTAAGGGTGTTAATAGAGGCAACGTAAAGGGTATTATTAATTCTATATTCGGTAACCCAAATAATTTAATATCACCCTCACAAGTATCTGAAATCGTTTCAAAATCAGCAGGATTTAAGAAAGTTGGAAACAAAGCATTGGATCTTGTGATGGATCCGATCCAAGACAGCATGGAAGCGTCAGACTTTGATTCATTTAAAGAGGGCTATATCCGCGCCGCCATAAGGCAAGAACTAGATTCACTTCAAGGCGACATCGACGTTGATAGTACACCAAAGGGCGAATTCGCCAAAAAAGCGACGAAGGACCCATACGAAGCAACAAATGATTCTACACTAATCGGCCTCTATGACCCAGAAAACCCAGAAGAAAATACAGGATCAGACTTAATTATCTCCAACACAAATGCGAAGTTGAATATCGGTGATTTTGAATATTCAGAATCCAATCTTTTTGGTGATAATGCAAGAGCAGCCCGAATTGTTAAAGAATTGTCAGACATAGAAAGTCTATTTTCGGTAGGTTATGCTTCCATTCCTGCTGAGATTTCAGCATTTTTGGGAGAACAGAGTAAACTAAAAGATATACTTGAGAGGGCAAACGAGAACATTCAAAGAATCATAGCTAAAGATTTACCGGAAGATAGTGAAAACTCGACGGTTCCGGGGTTACTGGCCACACCTTATTCAGATTTTATATTAAATTTGGAAGAATTAAAGTCTGTAATAGTGACTCTTAGTGCTCAAAATTATTCTGATTTAGCTGAGTCGGAGGAGATACCTCCAACTCACTTATATGACGCTGTTTATGAAGGAATGGTTGTGTTGTATACAAGAATATTCTTGATACAGCTTACAATGAATAGTCTCTATTTGTACGATGTTTTCAGTCCAGAATATATAATGGACACCAAGATGACTAGAGACTATATTCGTGAGATCATGTACCCGTCTCTCGGGTTTGAGTTTAGTAAAATAAAATCACAATTGGGTAAAATATCAAAGACTTACCTCAAAGATAAGTCAGACGTTAATGTGAACTACAAGGCTTCTTTAAATAGATTAAATGATTTTGCTGCTGAGTTATTTGGAAAGGTCGAAAAAATGATTTGCGGAGAAGAAGAACAGAAAAAACTAGCACTTCCAACATCATTTGAAAATTCTAATAAGCTTTTCAAGCACTTAGATATCGGTGACGCCATGATTTACAATGGGTTATTAAATGAAAATGAATTATTTTTTGAAAATTATGCAACATTCGACAAGATTAGGACGGATAGACTGTCGGCTAAACAAATAGAAGATTTAACTTTCATGGGAGTATTAAACATCGACCAGACAATCAAACAAGCTGTGAGTGAAAAAGAACTGTTTCAAATTTACAAAATTTTGTTTGATGGTACCGACGTTAACAGTTTTAAAAGAACCAACTTGCTGCCAATCGGCTTCTATGTAAAAAATGCAGAAGACGCAGAATTTACAACAATTGTTGAGGGAAGAGACAATCAAACCACTCTGAATTATTCCCCTAATTACCAGTCATATAAAATGATGCATGGGTTTGTTGCACAAAAATACTTTAAGACAGCGATTAGACAATTTGCAAATGGTCCAGTACAAGAAAAGAATTACGACGACGAGTCGTCTTGGCCGCAAGAATGGTGGGATTCTGGCGCGGGTACTCAAGCACTACAAGAAGCGCAGTCGATCTACGACAATCAACTGGAAGCAACTCAGATTCTGACTGAAACCTTTATCTCAAATATACCCGATCCATTGGTAAACCAGTTTGGTACAGGGTTGAGTTCAAAGGGGTTCAATAGGGAGCAAGTCATTGAGAATATTAAAAATTATAAAATACCTTTAAGTGATTATGCTCTTCCTTCTGATTTCGGAGTAGACATGGCTGCATTTGCAATTACGTGGGAAGGGGTTATAGAAACTCTGAATAGCAAGAAAGCTACACTCGATGCGTTATCAGCGGAAGAAGAGATTGACCCCAGCATTAGAAACATTTTCCAAGATATCCAAGCTGAGTTTTTGCCTGGAGTAAAAACAGATCCGGATTTGGAGTATGTGCTAGTTAGCACGCTAAAAGACGAAGACCATGTGTTTGAAACAAGTGGCCCTTATAGAAAAAAGTTTGAAGAATATTATCTGCATGAAGAAGCAGCCGGAGACGGCGTAGTGACTGACGCCTCATATGCTTCCCCCGCGAACGACGGCTGGGACAGCGGTATTCAACCAAAGGACGACAAGATCAAAGATATGTTCTTTCCAAATTATTATAGAGACTCTGGGGGCCTCGTAGCTGTATTCAATGACGAAGATTACTCCCAGGATGCAGACTTGATATTAGAAGGATCAATTAATGCAAATGAAGAGGCAATGACAGCTAATCCGGTTTACGTTGAAGACTATACTAATAATTTCTTTTATTTTGCTGCGGACACTAACAGTAATATAACAAACTCAGACTATAGAGAAAGTTTGTTACCAGACAAGCCAAACCGCGCAGGAGTTTGCGGTAGAATGGTTGGCAAGTTTTATTTTGGTGAACCGCATCCCGCTGCTGTAAATTATTTTGATGAAGAACAATTTGAAACACAACCTTTAGAGCAGGGGGTCGAGAGAAAATTTAATTTGTTAACTAGAGACAAGTTTATAGAAAAGTTCAATTCATATCGAGAAACTGTTAATCCATTATATGAAGACTTGATTTCAACACTTAACAATTCTGGCAAAGGTTATATTAACAAGCCAGACTCCAACATAGGCTTACCTAATAGTATTGTTAAATTACAGCCTTTAGCAGGGACCGATTATATAGAAGCTATAGATTCAGAGGGCAATAAAAAGAACTTATACTTTAAGGAAATAACAATTAGAGTGCCTGTTAGATTAACCAGCGAAACGGGGGCTCCCGATGGAGATTGGTTCTCATCTGACGAATATACAAAAACTAAACAGGGTAAAACATACGAAGACGACGGCAACACTTTAGGTTTCATATACACGAAAACAATAAGTGTTGTTAGGGTATATTACGTTGAAAGTCAAAACGAGAACTTCTTGGACAGTTCTTCAGAGCCAGAATATTATTCAACAAAAAAGCCACTTATTAGTGAAAATGGGCAAATTACAGAGCAAACAAGAATATGTCAAATATTTGATAATTTCAAGTACGGTTCCCGTTTAAGTCTTAACATTCAACCCGGAGAGAACGACGCCGAGAATGAATTAGTTTCATATTTGGAGCAGATGATAAATCTTGGAACAGTCAATTCTTTTCTTTATTATGCTCAAAAACAATACTTGAACATGGCGACTGGCCTCGTCCCCTTCTCACAGTTATTTAATAATGCCGGATCCGATATATACCCAGATAATCCACAATTGATTGGTTCCGAAGGCACCATCGTCACTGCTGCGTTTGGCACACCAAAGAAAACAGATTCTGTGGTAGTCTTACCACTGGTTAAATCAGAGATAAGTTTTGACGACATAAGAGACAACGAGAGTGGAAACTATATCATGAAGTCTGACAAAATAAAAGATATTTTCAAGAACTTCCCTTCTCACACTTCTCAGGCATTAACAAGCGCAGCACATGAGTTCGTTAGCATTGAGAAGCTTTATGGTACGATTATTGGAAATGATCTCTTTTGTGACATAAACAAAAATAAAAAACTAAGAGAATTTTTCAGGTGCGGAATGAAAATTCAAAACTTTATATCGTTCATAACATTGCAGACGGACGCCAAAAGAGAAAGGATATATAATTTGTATGGAATTGAACCACAATTTAAGAGTACAAAAGATACTATCCAAAAAGTAACAGATATCATAATTAGAGATAGAGAAGGAGACGATATATAATGGCCAGCGGAATATCAGTAAAATTACCATTAACACTTGATAAAAACGATGGTGCTTACACCATGAACAAGACAATTGTGGAGAGCGTCAAACAAAATTTTAAAAATCTTTTGCTAACATCACCCGGCGAAAGAATAATGGACCCAAACTTTGGAGTAGGCTTAAGAAACTTGTTTTTTGAACTAAACGACAGCATTACTGCTGACGAAGTTAGATCTCGAATCTTGGAGCAGGTGTCCATTTATTTACCTTTTATAACAGTTTTAGAGATAAATATTGTGAGTGGCGACAACGCCGACCCTTTAAGTCAGATAGGGATGAACACAATGTCAGTTAGAGTTGTGTACCATATACAACAGATCGGAGCTTCTGATACTCTGGACATAAAATTCTGATTTAACTAATTAATTTGTATTTGGAGACATAAAACCCCATGGGCAGAAAAGACATTCCTATAAGATATACTAGTCGAGATTTCGAAAGTATTAGAAACGATCTTGTCGATCACGTAAAAAGATATTATCCAGACAGCTTTAAAGACTTTAATGAGGCGACGTTCGGAGCCATGATGCTTGACGCCGTTGCATATATTGGAGACATTTTATCTTTTTATACAGACTACCAAGCAAACGAGTCGTTCTTTGAGACAGCTATTGAATATGATAACGTTATAAAACAAGCACGCCAGTTGGGCTACAAGTTCAATTATAGTGCTTCTTCCACAGGCAAAGTCGACCTTTTTATTACAGTGCCGGCAAATGATAATGGTATAGGAATTGACGAAAATTACCTACCTCTACTGAGAAAAGGTACAACGATGACAGCCGGTGCCAACACGTTTACGTTGGTAGAGGACGTAGATTTCAGCGATACCGACGCCATTGACGTCGCCGTTGCGAGTGTCAACTCCTCAACAGGCGTTCCCGAGAATTATGCCGTTAGAGCTACAGGTCGAGTGATTTCTGGAGAATTAAACAGTGTCACTTCTGCGGTCGGTGATTTTAAAAAGTTTTTAAAAGTAGAGATTGCCGATAGAAACGTTACAGAAATTGTTTCTGTTATGGACTCTGAAGGTCACGAATACATGGAGGTAGAGAACCTCGCACAGAATGTGGTATATAAAGCAATTAAGAGTCAGAGGTCGGATAAGAATCTTGCACCTTTCCTTTTGAAGCCGCATATCGCTTCTAGACGATACACTGTTGAAAGAACTAGAACTTCAACAATAATCCAATTTGGACACGGTACAGATACAGAAATTAAAAACCCAACAGTTGCAGATCCAAGTGACGTTGTGCTGGATGTCAATGGCAGAGATTATGTCTCTGATCCGTCCTTCGACCCAGCGCGCCTCAACAAGACGGACAAGTTCGGTATAGCCCCTTCGAATACTACTTTATCAATTAGTTATAGGGTGAACAGTTCCGACGACGTAAATGCATCTGCCGGAGCAATCAATCAGGTTGACAATCCAATCTTCCAGTTTAACGAAGACTTGGACCTCGATGGTGACAAAACGACAACAATTATTAATAGTATCGAAGTTACTAACGAGGATCCAATTGTTGGTGACGTTTCGGCACCGACCATTGAAGAATTAAAAATTCTAGCAAAAAACTATTTTGCAACCCAAAACAGGGCGGTAACAAAGCAAGATTATGTTAGTATTGCATACGCAATGCCAAGTAAATTTGGCTCTATTAAGAGAGTCAGTGTAATACAAGATACAGATTCTTTTAAAAGAAACTTGAATTTATATGTTTTGGCAGAGGATACCGCAGGCGCGCTAACCTTAGCAACCGACACAATAAAAGAAAACTTAAAAACTTGGTTAAATAATTATAAAATGGTTAACGATACTATTGACTTGCTCGACGCGAACATAGTTAATATTGGGATCAACTTCTC